TCTAACTGCATGAAAGGAACGAAAGAAGCGGAACCAAGGATGACTACTTGCGTAAAGGACTTATAATTTAGTTTGAGAATAAACTTCTCTAAATGTTCCTGATAGTCTTTTGCTTTCGCATCCTGGTTCACTAAAACACCGTTACAAAAGATTTCAAAAGTATTAGGTTTGATACCTCGTATAACTTTATACTTCTTTGTACCAATATCAAATTCAATTTCGACAATACAATCTGAATTGTTAATCGAGTTCGGTATTTGTGTCTTGTTTATTTTACGATAAGGTTTGTTAAACAAAACAAAACACAATGCATCTAGTATGGTTGACTTACCGGCACCATTATGCCCCACAATTAATGTGTTTGTAGATTTGGTAAAATCAATCTCAGTAAAATGTGCTCCGGTGGATAGAAAATTCTTCCATCGAATCTTTTTAAATAATATCATTCTGTATCAGGGTTCAATGCTTCTACGTATAGTTCTTTGAAAATGTTTTTGAGTTTACTATTGTCAATATGGTCTTCATTAATAGTATCAACATACTTATTTAGGATTGACAAAGTATCGTCCGCTTGGTCTATTGTATCAGAATTTAACTCTTCTGTCAACTCCGAAAAGTCTTCGGCAATGGTAACATCGGCAGGATTAATCTGGTATAAACGATTTACGAACTTTTCGAACAAGTATGGGTTTGTCTTGTTTACGACTACTACTTTCACATGCGTATCGGTATACTTTGATAAGTCTTTGGCATTTATGTCAATAACTGATTCTGCTTTATCATCATACATGATTTTGTGAAACATGCTGTTTGGGTTTTGTATGAACGTTAGGACATCAAAAGTATTAAAATCAAAAATATGAAAACCACGAGGATCCGCATAGTCTTGCCAAGTGAGTTCATAGGGATTACCCAAATAATAAATGCTACCAAAATTATGTTTATGGTGATAATGACCAGAGAAAGTATATTCAAATTTGTCAAAAAGTCCACGGTCTAGTCCTTCATCTGAGTGCATCCCTCGATACATCGCAAATCCGGCAATCTCTAAATGCCCCATACATATAGATGCTTTTGTGTTTTTAATTTCGTTTATACTATCAGCATAATTTTCTGCACATATCCATGGTAACATACAAACTTCGAGACCATCTATTTTAATTGTCTTAGCGTTTTCTATAACGGTAATATTTTTATAGTTCTCAAGTAACAAGTCGACCGAATTTACATCATTTGTGTTCTTAAAAAACGTATCGTGATTCCCAACAATCATTATGACATGAATGTTTCTACGCTCAAGTTCATCAAAGAACATCTCTTTAGCACGTTTTAATGTGTTAAAGTTGACATACTTACGCCTGTCAAACGTATCCCCAAGTACCAGAACAGTAGATATAGACTCATTATCAAGAGTAGGAAAGAAAGTATCCTTATAAAATTTTTCATAATAATCTAAAAATTGGGGTGAGTCATTTCTTACGCCGAAATGCTGGTCCGTAATTATCGCAACTTTCATTTGGGTGGTGTAATATTTTTTGTGTTTGATGTTAATACACGTTGTCTTAGTTCTGTTGTACTGAAACTGTGCTGTCTTGAATTAAAATACACAGACATAGATAGGTTAAAACCGGTAAATTGCTTGTCTCTATACTCTTCTCCTATTATTCTAACATCAATTGGGTAACTTGTCAAGATGTCCATCAACTCTTTTTCGGTGGAATAGGGAACAATCTCATCCACGTACTTACATCCTTCAAGTTGAATATACCGTTCTAGTAATGTTTGTACCGGTTTATTCTTTTCTGCTCTATCAATGGTAGGGTCAGATTGAAGACCTACAATCAAATAGTCGCATTGTGTTCTTGCCTCTTTTAACATCATTACATGTCCGGCATGAAACAAATCAAAGCATGAACATGTAAAGCCTACTTTTAACCCGTGGTAATCAATCATACAGTCTCCTTAATATATTTTTCAAGACCTTTTGCTTTCTTTTTAGTTTTGGCAAGTTTAGTCTTTTTAGATTTTTCGTAATTGGAAATGAATTCACCGATATTGTCATACAGTTGAAACTGTCTTGAAGTACCATCTTCAAAGTCGTTTTGCTCGTGCTCATCTAGAACACCTAGCATTTCTGTTGCTTTGTATTTGACGTATAGCTGTTTCTTCTCTTTTTCTATTCTTCGTAGGAACGCAAAGAATACCACCTGAGAGAAGTAAGCGAATGGGTTTTTAGATTTGTTTGGATCAAAGTTTTCGAAATACATCAAACAGTTTTCTATACCGTCTGATACCATTTCTTCCCGATGCGGGTAATTAATAAAGTTGGGTTTATGAGAAAAGTTCTCGGCAATCTTCATCCAACATTCACCAATGTAATTCGGGATCTTTGGTTTGGGTTTACCGAGTCTTTTCGCTTCTTCCGATGCTATTTTATAATCAATTAATGCTTGGGTGAAATCTGCATTATTAACATATTCTTTTGGTTTTTTCATTCAAGTTTACCGTAAAAAGTATTGACAAAGTGCTTGACAAATGATACACTGGCTATGTAGACTGTTAGAGATTAATTGATTAATGCATTACCAATCCTTTAGTAGTCTTTATTTCCTCCATAACCTCCATCATTTGAGTCATCTCTTCTTCATTTAATTCTTCCATTGGTTTAACTACTAAAGCAGAATTCATTTTCCTAATTGTTTCATTATAATATTCAATGAGTTCATCAGTAGGATTCATAACACAAAGAACTTCAGTTACCGGTATTACCGATTTATTCTCTTTAACCAGAGAAACTGGAAGCCAATTAGCAATCATCAAATGTTGAGTATCACCGAAAGTTTCATATTCTATTACCATAGGCTCCATCAAATTGACAAGAACCTTATCCTCATTAATAAGAAGATTACAAAGAATGTCCTCACCACTTTTTAGTCTGACTATCTTTACATTGCTATTATCCATTTTTAAGTCCTATATTGTAGATTTTAAAAGGAAACTTCTCTTCATTATATATATCAACCCGTTCCATGAAATGATTTAAGGTATGATTAGTATGTTTTTTATGTCTAAGGTCATCAGCAATATCATAAAGAGTTGCTATTTCTTTTCCATCCGATTTCCGAAGACCTCGTCCAATAGACTGAAGATTCCTAACTCGTGACTTTGAAGGAGATGCGAATATAATATTATGTAAATTGCGAATATTAATTCCAGTACTAAAAGTCCCAAAACTAGCCACAATAATAGCATCATTTTCCTTCTCTACAATTTTACGAATCTCTTCACGTTCATTTGTTTCCGTTCCGCCTGAAACAAAGAAGACTTTTCTATCTCCAATCTTCTCTGTATTCTTAATCATATTATACAGTATTTTGCCGTGTTTGTCAACCATTTGATAGAGAACCAACGTGTTGGTCTTCATGCTTACCGCAAGATTTTTAATGAATTTATTTCGTTGTTCATTCAATATAAGATACTGTAATTCTTCTTGATATGTTGCATCTTTCATCTCTTCACAAATCTCTGAAGAGTGTTTCAACACTAAACATTTAACTTCAAAACCGGATAGTATACCTTTATCAATAAGTTCTTTTGTTGAAATAACTTTCTTAACAGAACCAAACAATCCTTCTAATACCAGTTTGTGAGTTTTGGTACCATCCAAGGTTCCTGTCAATCCTATCCTATATTTTGTATTAATACATGCCGCTAAGATTCTGCTAAGTTCTTTTGCTTTAAAAAGGTGTGCTTCGTCACCAATTACAAAATCAAATTGGTGAAAGAATTCATTCGGCATACGTTGCATTGATTGCCAGGTAGATATTGTTATTGGTTTATTGTAGTTCTTTTCTTGTCCGGAATAAATTTTCTGAGTGTTTTTTTCTGTGTTAAATCCATTCTCTGTTGAATAATCTTCAAAGTCTGAATGTAACTGTTCTACCAGAGATGTTGTCGGTACTAGAATAAGTCCTTTGAGTCCTTGGAACTCAAGGAACTGACGTATAAAGAGATAAATGATTAAAGACTTACCTGATGCTGTAGGAGACAATAAAAGTGCTCTACGCTTCTGCATTACGTTTATAAACGCATCCAGTTGATGGTCGTGCGTTAAAATATCTTTACTTTGAGATTGTAGCTTTAAAGTATCTACAAACTTCTCTGCATGATATCTACTGAACTCATCTTCTACGTTTACTGATGGTTCGGCATATTCTATTGTGTATTCTCTAGACTCACAGAATTCTTTAACGTAATCTAGTAAACCAAGATATAGAGAATTATTTCTTAAATCGAAAAGACGTATCTTACCGTCCCATATTTTATTTCTAAAGGCAGGAGTAAACTTGTGACCAGGTACAAAGAAAGTAAAATACTCAGATATTTCTTTGGCAATATGTTGCTCACATTTGATTTGAAGATATGCTTCATTCTTTTTATAAATTACTAAGTCACTCATTGTCCTCCAATAAATTTCTCCCACGATATAATGTCTCTAAGTTGAAACGTCCTAGACTTCAATTCATTCATAATATACTCAACTACGGACACCAC